TGAACATGCGTGAGAAATAGGCCAAATCATTGAATCCAGTGCCGAAGCAGATTTCAGTGACAGACTTATCCGTCGCGACGAGCCAATGCGCTGCCTTACTCACACGCAAGTCGATCAGATAGTCGTTGAATGTTTTGCCTGTAAATCGTTTGAANAAGTAACAGAAATACGTTTTNGAAATGTTGAATTGCCTGCACAGACGCTCAAGCCTAAGCTCCTCGGCAAAATGCTCATGAATATAGTCCATNACAGCCTTNATCAACTCTCGGTACTTCTCAACACGCTCGTCCTCTTCACTCGGCTTATCTGCCAACTTGGAATATTCACGAATGATGACAGAGAGAAGCTTCAGTAAATTTGCTTTGAGCACCAACTCGTAAAATCGCTTTGCCCCCCGGTACTCTTCCAACATTTCCGTAAGCAAACGACCGACTTCCATATCGATCTCTCCGGTCAAGGCTACCTTTGGCGTCACGTGCTTCTCATCGATCAGAAACTGCTCCAAATAAGAAAAATCAAAGCATTCTCCGCTCCATTCCGATTGCTCAAATCGTTCGTTGATAAAATTAGGCAGGAACTCACATCCGATCACTTCCATTCCTTGATCAGGAATCATATCGACCCGATGTACGGCATAGGGCGGAATGACGAATATATTTCCCTTCACCATGTTATAAGTCCGATGATTAATGGAATGCTTGAACTCCCCTCGAACAACATACCAAATCTGTATATAGTCGTGGGTATGATCCCAGATACTCCCCGATGTATGATCAAGCTTATACATTTTGCAGGGCAAATGAGCTTTCATCTGCTGCTCGGAATGAAAGACAATGACATCACTCGGCAAGTCAACGCCGACACCCNCCAGCTTCTTATTCTTATCCCCCATGTGCATCACCTATCACATCATAAAATGTGCTGACATGTACATTCCCAATTCATATCGATGGAGCATTTTCGCAATATGTATTTCAATAAAAAGCATGATATTCTCTATCATTTGGTCTTAAATAGTTTCGTCAGTCAAAAGCAAAAAACCTCTTCTCTTAGATAAGGTTTTTTGCTTTTGTATGTTATTACATTTTGATATGTTTATTGAGTTTTTGAATTAATTTTTTTGTCTTTTCCTCAATAAATGCTTCTGCTTTATTACTGTCATTATCAAACAAATCCACAGCTTTTTTAATAATTTTATCAACTTGATTTTCATTCACTAGATGTATCGCACTCTTCCCCATCTTAGAAGCCGAAATCAATGATAAATAAGCCATTAAGTCCATTACTTCTCGTTTTGTCATTTTGACCATTCAACATCCCTTATTAAATATCTTTATTAATTTGAGCTTAGATTCATCTCAATAGCAGGTATTTTGCGGAGTTGTTCATATGTAATCTCCTTAGTTCTTACTTTAGGACATATTTCTATAACCGCCTTAGCAATGGCTTTTGTTGCAGGGTAATAAATTTTATCATTGGTTTCAATAATTTCATTAACACTCGATGTCAGTACAACGTTTTTGGATCCCGAATTAAGAATGGCAATAAACCATTCATCACGGTAATTAGCGTCAATGATTCCTGATAGGACTGATAAGGAACAACTCGAGGCATTATTATTTTCTTTCAATACAAGTCTATACTTATTCAATAAAGAAGATGCGATTCCTGTAGGCAAAAATACGACTTCGTTCGGCTGAATGCTCACAGGATCTTCAACTGATTTTCCTTTTGGATTCAACACTGCATTTTTAATATCTACATAAATATCATAGCTCGCATCGGCATTCATGGAACTGGGCAAGACTGCCGTTTCTCTCACTTTGGCAAACAATACTGTATCACATGGCTTCTTATTACGAGTTGTCCGCTTATCCTTATCAACATCCCATACGTTTACGTACATTGTTTTGTATTCATTGTTTATTTTTTCTTCAATCACTAGCTCATATTTCTTTGCAGAAGGATTAATATTAAGTTCTTTCACAACCCCGAATCTTTTTTCTTTTTTCATCCACACAGTCTCACCAATTTTGTAATAGCGCTTTTTATCATACTCCACAACATTCACCTCTGTACTTTTTATAGTTTTTGATGATTAATAATCATTTCTTCTTTGATTAAACGGAGAGAAGCGTCGTTCTTCTTGTCCATCTATCATTACTGAACCCAAAAATAACTCTTTAGGTTGTACCCAATATCTTCCTTGAGCATCAACATAAAGGGCAAGTAATTCATCCGAATCCACATGAAAGGCGCCTTTATAAAGAAATACATTTACATGTTTCCCTGATTCAGTATGTATGGCCTCAAAGTATTTTTCCGCTTGCTTGTGGCTAATACCCGATTTCACAATACCGAGCAAATAACATTCATAACCTTCATAATGTCGATAAAACATAACATAGCCCTCCCTTTTCCTAATAAGTGTTTATGCCTTTGCTGAAGACGTAACATATTCATTCATTCGTCGTTTAATAATTCGTGCATGTACATCATTAAAAATGACCGCAATTAGAACCTTTACGTTGTGATCATCATCCTTCAAGAATAAGTTAAAACTATTTGTACCTTCTTCCAATTCATATTTGATCATGTTCGTCACCTCCATCCTTCAAACTATAATTTAGTACTTTATTTTGTTTTTGATTGTAAATAGATTATATTCCCTACTAGATTTTCCGTCAATAGCTTTTTGTATCGGTTTTGATCCGATACATTTAGGTCGTATTTTTATCCATCATCGATTTGCCTCTCATTTAATTTTTTTAGTCTTATATAATCGCTCTTTTCATTTGATCTTTATAATCCTTATTTATATGTAATTGCTCAATTAGGGTCACAATCTCTTTTACATTAAAGTCATTTCTATATGTAACAACTGCATCGTACAGTTGTTTTAAATTTATTTTCTGGTTATCAATCCAGTGAAGAACCTGTTCTATTTCCTTATTATTTTCTATATTAGCAAATAATCTGTTTATCAATGTAATTTTTTCTATTTTTAACTTACATTCTTTATATAGTTTTTCAAATTCGTGATATTCTTTATAGGATGATTTTTCTTTTATATATATAATGAATTTATGAACAATCATTGGTTTTGTCATATCACTACCGGATAGGAATATAAAATTATAAAATTGCTGTAATGTTGCTTCATCGACAATGACTAATTTTAGGTCGTCTAACATTTTTCCTTTAAATCCCATTCCGAATTCTAACTCACGCAAAATAATGCTGTCATAGTTATCCACTATTTCTCCCCCATTACAATGATGTTTACAGTAAAATAAGAACATATGTTTGTATTTTTATATTCCAATTATATCCCATTCAATACTTACCGTCAAATTTTTGTAGGAAATTATAGCTTCTCATTTAGCAGTTTTTTCATCTATGTTTAAGAAATAGACGAGATAAAAAACGCAATGGGATAACTTACTCCATTGCGTTCTTTATCTCGTCTATTTCGTGAGGATATAACGACCTAATCATTTCTATATTCAAAAAATCTCGAAGAGACCATTTATACTTCATATTATAAAAATCGCATATTTCTTCGATCTGCTTCCTTTCCAGTCTCCCATCCCTTTTTAAAATCTGTAATGCCAAGTATATCATACCGCTCCGTACAATATTTTTAGTAGTAAGAGCCTCACTGTACTCTTCTAATCCATCTACTTTTCTAATCGTTTCCAGTCTATTGTAAATCGTATAGAACTTGACTTTATCCCGATTCTCATCATTATTATTTATTGCACCTTTTAATATATAGGTTGAGCTCGGAAGTGGGATAGAGTCTCTGACTTTACTTGAAAAATCAATTCCCCCATTCGATTTATAATATAACTGCTCCTGATTCGTCAGTACCGCCATGCTAAAAATAAATGGATCCATCGGAGAAATAATTCGAGCGATATTTCCCTTTTCATCTCTTATATAAATTTTATTCTTATCAAAATCAAAGTCTGAAATTTGTAAATTTGTTAATTCCTTAACTTGCGTGCCTTGAATACCGTTCCATAATGCTTCAATAATAAAACTATCCTGTTTATTCACTAATGAATGGATAATTGCCTGCTTTTCATCATAACTTATATATTGTTTATATTCCTTTACGAAGGAATAAAAATATTCTTGTCTTCGTTTTAATGGATTAGTAAAATTTCTTGAGTAACTGTGATCCATCGCCCATTGTATGTAGGAAGATAGAACATTACAATACGTCCGAGCACTCTCTTTTGTTTTTGGTTTAAGCATATTTGCGATAAAATTTTCAATTTCATCATCACGAAAATCATATATATCCCGTTGGAGCTCTATTTCTGTATCCACTGCTTTTTTAAATAATCTTGAGTAAACTTCTCTTGTGTCTAAATTATCGAATTGCTCAAGATATTTCATTTTAATTTCTGCGTTATAAAAATCCATCTCTAACCTCCTTTATACATTTTATGCAATGGGCATCAACTAAATAAAGTACTACATATTTTTATTATATATGACACTTCAATAAAAAGAAAGGGTACTGAGCACCACCCCAATACCCTCCCATGCCAACTTTTTTCTACAGTAAATATCAAACGAAATCTATCTCTCACATTCTAATCCATTTCTACATTTTGTCAATAATCATATGCGAAGTGACCTGTCCAATTGTACGATTGCTTCCTCTACTTCCAAATTAGATTGAACAATAGATATAAATCGTTCTAAAGCTATTGACATTTCCGTAATTCTCTTCAGTACGTTTTCCTTTTTAGGTGCCCCTGCTTGACACGACTTCCCATATTCACTCTCTACGCGATAACATNTAACCAAAAAACTCCGAATAAACTCACCGTATAACTCCGGCTGCAAAAGCTGATTCATTGCTGCCTCTGCGCACCAAAAAATAATCGGTATGTGAGTCTTTTTCAGTGCTTTTTTTCTTTCATTTGAATCGAACGAAGCAAAAGCATCCGTAAGATACATTGAGATTTTCTGTATTTTTTCAACAATGTTTTGATCCAAAACCTTCTCTGTTTTCTTTAAGTCAAGAACATATTCTTCAATATTTTTTGCACCAAAGCCCTTTATTTTATCTATCCCATCTTCAAACAACATCAGGATTTGAAGTATCATTTCTTGATCTACAAACCGTACTCTAGCACGTTTGGATAAGCCTACATCCTCTTTGAAGAAGTGTAGGTTTGACAAATCATTAATAGACTTGATTAAATCGCTATGCTTCGCTCTTGTTAATTCTATTCTAGACAGTGGCGTGCCACTATTTTGCTTTACGAACATCTTATCGCGTTCTTCATCCGTCATATTTTCTATTTTGACGATAGTGATGGATTCATCTAATATTTCATCTTGCATCTCTTGAGGCAGATCTTTGAATTTACATCCTGCAATTTGATGTCCATATACATCCTCTGTATTTTTATGCAGTTTCCATGCACCGTCAATAAAACTCATTATCGTTGTTATCCGTTGTTTCCCATCCAAAAACCACTTTTTCCCGTCATCTGAATCCTGAATAAGCACGGGTGGAATATAATACCCATAAATCAACGAATGGATTAAGTCGCTCCGCTGATGATCATTCCAGGTTGCATTCCTTTGGATTGCCAGATCAAACCGAAGAACAATCTCATCATGTTGATTCTGACTGATCCATGACCGATCTCTTCTCCATTCTTTGTAGAGACTTCTGATCGTATAATTCCTTGTAGATTTTTCGATTCGCGTTTTTCTATAAAACCGCTCTGTATTCTGATAAGGTTGTTTACCTAATTCATTATTGTTGGTATCAGCTTGATTCATAACCTAACTATACTCCTTCTTTTCAGAGTTAGACATGTTCAAAGTAATAAGAAGCATAATGACCATGCAATATAGAGTATAAATCTACTGTATTGCTTAGTACTCATCACATTTTTCTAGAGCAACATTATATCATCATAAACCTCATTCATGTATTACTTCTTATTTAGAATCAACAAATATCAACTTCATATTGAATATTGATGCTTATTTATTTCTTTTGGTCACATACAACTCACCGGACAACTGGATGGTAAGGCTCACAATTTCAGCTACAATTTTGGAATTTGTTCTTTCTTTGAAAAATGGCGGAAGCCGATTATATATCATGCATACAATCTCTGGCTCCTTATTTTGAATTGTTTTAACAATCGACTTAATAACGATTTCAATTAATCTATTATATATCTTATTTCGCTTAATGGAAATAAGTGTAATAACCGCCATTATGAATGCAACTAGAATATATTCCATTCGAGGCTCCTTTTAACACGTTTATTTGATTTTGCGATATTCCATAATCATATACGCCCATACAGGGAGACTTTCTTCCACACGAGCTTTCCAATAGTCAGGACTAGAAAGAATTCCTTCCTTTGCTAGTCGGTCAATGGCTTTATGCGCTTCTGCTACTGCAAGTTTGTCCAATTTCTTCACACCTTTCGATTCTCCATCTGATTTATTCATTTGAGTGCATGACTTCAGTTCATTTTGAACATCTTGAATGAAATGTTCTTTACTAATTCCCATGAGCTTTAAAGCATTTTTAAAAGGATCCACTTTGCGTTCTGGATCCAGTTCATCATGTCCTGCTATATGTTTACTAGGATCGAGTTTGAATGTATGGCACAAATAGGCGTGATACCATACATACCGTTTGTAAGCTTCTAGATTATTAACGGCGCCTCGCTTATGCGAATAGCATAATTCAACTCCTATCGCAATATCGTTCGCGTCGGCCCCGTATAATTCGTTGTCCTTCTTTACGTTATATCTTACATGCCAAGCTTTTTCAGGCTTGGCCGTTGTAGCTGGTATACATTCGATAATTTGTTTATCGTCGATGAATGTATGGGCCGATGCGGACATTTCATTATGTGAGTTTTCATAATATCTTACATTGGCTGAAGCAGAGCTGCCATCATTTCCGGTATCATGGCTTACGATAAATCCAACATAGGGCATCGATAATCCTGGCCGTCTTTGTGTCTTAGGTGTAAGGTATTGCTTTACAATTTCGTATTTCATTTTGAACATCATTCTTTCCCCCAATACTATCTACTTCTTATGGCAAGTTTTCTGTCTCCGTTTCAGAGAAGCTACTTTTTGATTTTTTTTTGCCGGGCGCGAACGCAAACGATTCCACACATTTAATGCCTGTAAACGCACCCAGCTCATAAGCGAGCAGCATCAACATATTGTCCGATATGTCCCCGATTTGCCACGCTTGGTACAAAGCCATACTTAGTGTGCAAAAAAATCCGATAATAAGTGCTGAAACTTTGGTTTCATCCAACGATAATCCATCTTTAATCCATTTCATGTTGACCACCTCGAAAGGATTGTAGCTCTACACGCAAATCATCGACTTTTACTTGCAGTCTTTTATTTTCTAAAGTCAGTTCGAGATTTGTTTTGTGAAGCTGAGCTACTTCCTCGCTGAGTACTCGAATCTCTTCTCTTGCTTCCTCCAGATCAGTTTTATAGCTATTTATAATCTCTTTCAGCTCTAATCTAAATGCTTTCTCATCTTCGCTTAGTGCCTTTCGGTCGCTAATCGTAACATCCTTGCGATTGGTACTCCTTGTTGCAACGAATGTAAATATAGCTGTTACTAACGCTGTAATAACCGGAATCAGTATTTGCAATGCCTCCACACATAACCACCCTCTTGCTTAATGCATCGTTTATCTTTCTAATTTATAAAGTGATAAGGACCCTAGAAATTCATCAAGAGAACATGAAAAAGAGGAGGTTCGAAACCTCCTCTTTATCGTTTTAAGTTACTACTTCTTCATTTTAGATAATGAAATAATAGGCCCCACCGGTTTGAGATCTAATGCCAAAACTTGCATGCAAATCATTAACATCCCTTTGACGACAAGTAGTCTGAGACACAAGATCTTCGTCCGCTTGATATCTTCTAAATAGGTATCCGAACAGCTCTGGTCTGCTGCTCGTCATCTCAGCCTCGACTTCATGGATTGCTTTGATATCGATTGTGGCATCTATATCCTTGCACACATTGACCGTAAGAACTGAATCGATTATGGAATGACCTCTAACATCAATGCTGGAATTAAGATTGGTCACGATTTGAGCTAATACGGTTGCAACCAATTCAGGACTGCTTGAAGCTATGCTTGTCTCGATATCCTCATGCTCATAGACTTCCATATAGCTCTCTAAATCACTATCGCCCTTAATATAGATAAGCATCTCAGAACCCAACTCAGGTCTGTTGCTCCACATTACGGAAGATTTATCGTCATATTGTTCCGGCGTCGGTACACTTATAAATGCTGAAACATCATCATTTACTAAAGGTTTTGCCTGAATGATTCCTTCAAATAAGTCGTTGTAACTAAACACTTCCATTACTACACCGAGTTCAGGTTTGTTGGACTCCATTTGCGATTCTATATTTGCCCGTGGATCATCCTCGACAAAAGCCCTAGTCTGTAATGAAGCTTGGAGAAATGCATTTTTATCGACAATCATTTCAGAATGGAGCTCAGGTCTAGTCGCATCGATTTGAGTCTTTACGTCAGAAGATTGCAGTAACGATCTTACCGTTAAGCTTGCATCTCGATAGCTTTTAGCCGTTTTATATACAAACATAGAAGAATGGAGCTCCGGTCTTGATACATAGATATCAGCGTCATAGTCCATAAGCATCGGTACATCCGCCCGGTGTACATATAGGGAAGAATCCATCCAACTAAAACCGATATTGCTATTAACGTTGATCCTAGCATCCAGGTCGGCAAAACCACGTCCAATGACAAACATCTCAGCATCAAGCAAGTATCTAGTTGCCGTATAAGATTTAGATAAATCAATATATTGTACAAATAGTTTTGGCTGCTTATACCCTAACTCCCTAGTGAAAAACGTTACATACGAGTTCGCTTGCGATCTGATGCCTATACCATAATTCGGTTGTTCGTCGCGATACCATTTTAGTACAATATCAGTCATGTCTACTTCGATGTATCGCTCTTGTTTATTGTAAAGGAACTTGTTTGTTATCAGACCCAGGGGCATTGGAGCATTTGCTGCTGTGATACCGATTTCATTCCAGAACTCTTTATTTGTCGTAAATTCGAGATCTAGGCCTTCAACCTTATCATCAGCACAATATAGTCTTAGCGTGGCCTTTTCAATTAGTTTTTCTTTACCTAGAGCATACAAATCAAATTCGACAAATGACTCGAAGTTCTCAATATGTAAATAATCCCTCGTGTCCCTACCGACAAACATTTGTTTCTCAGTGCCCCAGTTTTGCGACTGATACCTTACACTATCCCTCGTAAAGGCATCCTTTACGGGAACTAGCTCTTGAATAATTCTAGGCGCCTCAAACAGTTCATAATCTCCGTACATTCGATTGTTGGGCGCTACTTCGATGACACTTTCCACGAAACTTCCGGCAATCGCCTCAATTGTGGATTCCTTATCACTGATCCCCTTATACATGATCATCGCAAATGAATCTAACTCTGACTTGTTTTGTACACGGACTATGAGAGACGAGTTCAAATCATTATAGGCTTTCTTGTATACAAACATATAGGAATCCAAATCTATGCTCTTGCCTGTATACAAAACATATTTGCCGGCCATTGTATTGACTGGTTCATCGTAGTGTCTAACATACATGCTTGATTCTACATCATCATGCGCATAACCCACCCATAGGTTCGCATTAAAATCAACATATTCTTCATGCACTTGCCATCACTCCATTGTATTGGACTAAATTTTTTGGGCCCGTGCTCTAATTTCGAATTTCCCATTCGGAACTGAGTTTGCCGTTCGCTCTGTAGCTAATCGGGCAAAAAACTCCACGGATTGATTGTAGTCTAGTATTGTATTCCAATTCAGTACTTCTTCTGGCGTGAATGGGAACTGTTCCTTTGATAATTCGATTCTGACTCCGTTAGGTAAATCAGCATTAATTCCCTTCACCTCAATATTCGTAACCTTGTGGCCATACATGTTCGTAAGCGTAATCTTATTTTCATAAGAGATCTGTCCCGCAACGAGCGTACCCGCATTCCAGTATTTCAGGATTTCCCCGATATCTGTTGTGTAGTACTTTCCTAAGTTGTCGCTAAACATCAATCCTGCATAGGTTCCGATAAAGTGAGTCGTCCATGAGTCTACACTGCCCCAATAATCCTTAAACTCTACAATAAGCGTGTTCTTTTCACCAATTTTGACTTCTGTATTTTTAATATTAAGAGCTATTGCCTCTGGAGAACCATGTAGATTCGTAAACTCGCCTGAGAGCGGATAATAGGGTTTATCATTAAGGAATACACGATATTGAACAAGGCCCAAATCATAGTCACTTAATGTTCCTGATAGCTTGTTTCCGATAAATGAAAGGTTAATGGTTGAAGTTGTATTTAAGATATACAGAGCTAAGTCGCTAACACGCGCACCTTTCATGTACGTATTGATGCTTGCCTTTACGCTATCCACATCCACGGATCCTTTTTCGTTAAGCTTTGTATCAAACATAAATCCAATTTTAATAAATCCATAAATAGCCTTAGCTTTGAAATCTTCTGTTCTTAGAGATTCGAATTCCCAAGTTCGCATCCCATTTTTCTTTATATCATTTTCGTCTGTGATATCGAGACTCTTCCATTGCCCTTGACTATAGGATTCCCACTTCATGCCGTTGTCGAATGATACAAATAATCGAATGTTGTCTTTGTAATCTTTAGTTAGCTCTATTGAAATTTTTTCAACATCATCATTTATGGAGATGTTACCTAAAGGAATAGAAATTTGACTCAGTGGTGTGAATTGAGATCTCACCACACTTCTTGACGCATTCTTTGCAACATAAAGCATGTTATTGTCTTCGAACATATCGGAAAGTAAATCGTGTGTATATCTCAGAAGTTTAACCTTTGGGTTAATGGCAGAGAGCAACCCCCAATCTTCCTTCTTAATCTGGTTTAGATCACTTATTCCATGTTTATATACATACTCAGTATTAATTGGCTTTGAAAGTTCGATCCACCCACTGTCGCTTAGATGGAAGAGGTTAATTTTCCTTAAAGCGACTCCAAGTACAGCCCCATTGTTCTCATAAAATCTCCATCTGATTTTTTTATATTGGTTCGTATTTGGAAAATGATAGGTTCGAACTTCGTTTTTATTCCAATTCACTTCGTTTCTGCGTTTATCCAGCGTTATCCATCGTGAACCATTCCAAGCTTCCAAATCCCATGCTCTTGGTGACTCGCCTACGTCTTCTTCTCTGGATTGCAATGCGTAGGTATTAAATAAAGTTGGGCTAATAAAATCATAAGACAACCATGACCTTACCTGAGTTTTTGCCGTAACCCATGCTGTATTGTCTAATCCGTCAAACACGCGAAATGCTTCATATGCACCCTCATGGGGACTTGATATTGCAGTGCCATTTGAGTTGTTTGTTGTCATGACAGGTACTAAACTTGTGAGGTTTTTTGTTTTTTCAAACAAATCAAATGTTTTATATTTGTTGTCATGATGGATTAGAAATCTCTCGTTGCTTACCTCTTTTCCAATTACCTTTTCTAAATCTAAATATGCTATATTAGCATTATCTTTTGTGAATAACATGTAAGAGCCAATCGAACAACAACCTAAAATAACTGATTCATAATTGTAAAAAGTAAAATTCAAATTGGAGAACTCTTCAGCCCCAAAATTCTCATAGTCCGGTATTTTGGCATAATAAATATGTGCCGGAGAACTTCCCCTGTATACAGAAACAATAAAAAATTCATTTGTTATTGTAACTCCTAATGGATTACCATCTGTAGATAATGTAACAACAGCTAATTGCTTACCTGTTGTTGCATCGAAACAATACACGCTTTTTTTATGGTCTGCCATATATAATAGGTTGCGTTTTTCATCAATATGAAATGAAGATGCTCCATTATCCGAAATGTTGACTTCTGGCTTAACTAGTGCATTTAGTGTTTCGCCTGTGTGGATATCAACTTCTTTTATCATGTATGGATCATCAGACAATCTGACAAAAAGCTTCCTACCATCCGTGCCAAGACCGCTTCCCCATAGAGGATTCATCAGTTGGAGCTTTCTTTTTATAGTCAAGGAATAAAAGTCCAACACATACACGTAATTTTTCTTATCGTTAGGAGCAATAAATACCTCGTCCTTTATTCTCGTAATACCGCGACATTTTTCGGGCATTTCGATCCTAATATTCCCTTTAATCCCATCAAAGCTGTACGCGTATAATCCATTTCCCATCTTTAATCACACCCCTATGAGTTTACCTAAATAACTCCCTTGTATTCTTCAAATCTATTTCTAAGCTGTCTATATACAAACNATCCACCTTTTCAGAGGTNTCATTTGCGAACTGCTTTTCTTCTATTTTTTCTGCAATAGGGNTAACATCACTATACTCAAGCAGTTCAATGTCATTCCCTTGATAATCATCTATTGGGGAGTACTCTGTACCCAACTCAACTTCTGGCTTCCCATCCTCAGAATAGATACTTAATTCAACATTATTTTCAAAATAATCCGCTAATGATTTCTTTTCATTATCCTCAACAATAAAATCAACCACTTCCGCTAAAGGATTTTCTGTATACTTTAAGATTTCAAATTCATCACCTACCAAATTTGGAAGATATTCACCTTTTTCCATCTCTTTAATTAAGACNGGCTGACTTTGAGGAATCTCAGTGAATATTTTCACTTCAAAGTCACCATATAACTGACTTAATTCCGCTGCTGACAGGGCTTCTACTTCACTTTTAGACATTCCGTATTTTATGAAGTCCTTGTCTGTTATATCCCTGCCGATTGTCTCCCAACCTTCTTCGACAAATTTCATTAACCCAATGCGTTTAACACCTACCGAATAGTCGTATGGTGCAGTTTTATGATAGCCATCACCAAACTCAATTTTATAGAATTGAAACGTCGGTTTTACTTTTTTGAAATCTATATATCTAATGTGACTACCATTTGAAGAATTGTATCCATCTCGATTTACATCCACTGAGTTGTTATCACATTTGTAAATCTGTGTCCAGTTGTTGTTATCGTTGGAACCAAAAAAAGTCCAATACTGGATTCCAAAATTGACACTATCCGCAATTCGTAATGCTTCAAGCTCAAGTCTATCTATAGTCGTAGGTACTCCGAAGTCATATGTAATAAATCGTATTTGATTCTGACCATTTACACTCACCCAACCAGAATTGACTTCATTGTTAAAAACTTTCCACAAAGAATTAGGGTGATTTATATGTGTGTCACTACTATAAATATGTTTGCTACTTTCTTCTGCTTTTGAAAGATCAATATATTTTGGTAATTGGTATCTTTTATATTCACCCGATTCATCTATGAATAAAATTTTTTCAGTTTTTGTTTCGTATGTTTCAATTTCGAATTCAATCGGGTAGTGCATTTCCCATGTTGCATTAGCTGGATAATTATAAATATCAATACTACTACCATCCGTGATTGTTTCATAATTTACTTTGAGGCATCTTGAGTACACCCAAGGAACATAAGTTCTATACCAACCTCCTTCAGCTGGAACTTTAGTGTTTTGATCGAAGATGATTGCTAAAAATGTTTCTTTAGGACAAGTAATATCAATGCCCTCAAAATAATAAATGTCATCCCCATATTTGCCGTCATTAATCAGCTCTCTAGCTAAAAGAGTTTTATATTCTCTGTACCTATTTGTCTCTTGCAGGATAGCAATTTTCATCTTTGTTTGGACGTTTGGTAATCCTCTAAATTTAATTGATTTCAATCTGCATAAAGACAACTCATTAATTGGGACTTGGAGAAAGTACATTTCTGTCTCAGTGGTGGTTGTGTATACTTTTACAGGATGATCGAATCCATGCGAATAAACTTCTTGCTTCATTTATTCCACCTCATCTAACTTGATTTTTTGTATATTTTCTGTTGCTTTAAACGGATAACTAAAAGCTCTTCCTTCTCCCAACGCTTCATCTTTTTTACTCCAAACAAACTCTTTGATATAGGGCTTGTCGAATTCTATTTTTTGCCCTTTTTGCATCCCATATAGCATGTAATCATTAACGGATACTTTTTCGGGAAGTACTGCTATAACATTTTCATATTCCATTTTGGAAACGATATTCTTAAACCCTCTAGGCATAAATTTTGCCTCTGTAAGAAGCTTATTAGACGTAGCCCCGCCACAAAAAATTGGTATAACCGGTTTTGGCAACTCTCTTACTTTTACTTTCCCCATACTCTTCCCATCGACAATAACTTCGAAAATGTTGTTATCTAAATCCATTGCTATTCCAACTCTTCGAACACCATATACTGAGTTAGGTGCAATCATAGTTTTCTCACCAATTCTCTCTGCTCCATAAACGTATAGATCCTTGCCATAAAAATTAAATAGTATATTGTTCATTCCCGTTGCAACATAATTTTCAGCATGTTTAGCAACTAATCCAACATTGAAATCATAATCTCCATCTTTGATGAACTCCATGTATAACTTTCCACCATAATAATCATCACCAAATAAGATACACCCTCCATTTCGTAAATAAAGATGGAAGATCCCATATATCGATAACGAACCACGACTACTAGGTACAAGCTTGAATCGATTTCGTTTCTCATTAATATCGTCGAAACTGAAACCCACGAATGGAGTTTTAATTCGTTTTGTAATACCTACATGCTTACCATCGACTTTCCGCTTAATTAGACTCCGTTCATTTTCTATGTATTCATAGCACTGAAATTCTGCAATTGAATATTCTGATTTGCCATTCCAGTCGCCCTGCTTTTCATACATATAAAGGATGAGAGCTTTAAACTTTTTGTCATTTTTAAAAGTCCACTCTTTTCTTTCTTGTTCTCTCCATGTTTCATTTTTTACATCTAGCAATAAAGTACAACCAATCCACGATGGCTCTTCATCCACTTGTTTCAAGCCAAACGTATTCATGAGATTCAGTGTATCGTCAGGAACTCCATAGAGCCTAAAGCTCTTAGGAGACTTTGACGCATCAGAAGTAGAGGTCATTGATATCTTTCGGGGGAAATATTCTTCTGAAAATTGGAATTTAGCATGTACTTTTTTAAAAGTGCTATTTGCCCATGCGGTATTCATATCTCCATCACACATGTTAAATTCGTTGTATTCAGATTTTGAAGTATGAAAATATTCACTAGTGGCAATTTCGAATCCTTGTTTTATTCGATACATTTCATTAAATAATGGAAGTATTGGTACAAACATATTTACACCTCACTCAAGAGCATCACAATCAAATTGTGATGCTCTTTATTTCTTTATTTTTATTGTCAAACAATTTAGAAAATATATTCCCACTACCATATTTCGTTTTATCTTTTTGGACAACCTTCTTAAGCACATTACTTGTGCAATAGAATTCATCACTTTTCATTCCGTATCTTTTATAATCTTCTGGCGAAGAAATAGATACCTCCTTAAGAAATGACTGATATTCAATCAGTTTAATATCGTTTATCAGTACATATTCGCTATATAGATCTACAAATGTAATCCTATATGAGAAATAAAATGCGGCATTATCAAATTCCATTCGAATTTTACTGAAATTACATAAAAGTTCTGCTTTGTATTCAGATAGTTGGTTCCATTCTTTATTAATCTCGTCATATCCTTCAATTCTGATATGTGCATTCTTCTTTACCCCTGATGACTGTATTTCAACAGCGTTAATTAATCTAGGTTTTTTAAAGTCAACCTTAATGCTTGGGTGTGCAAACAGCGTATGGCTCCTATCAGCCGATTGATAAGCACAAGCAAAGTCATCTATTTTATTGTTTTTAAAAACATGTTCTATTGGATTTTCTGCTGAATACTCTTTATATGCATCAACACTGTTAATTTCATTATCAAATTCGTCCTCAAAAAATAGTGGAATTGCACTAACTTCCTTTTTTTCTATAGTGAAACTTTTAGTGACTCCATTCGCTTTCTTTTCGCTTAAAATGAAATACCTTTGTTCGACCGCGAGTTCAGGTGTAGGAATGGTAGTCAATCGAAGAGACCCTTTGTTGCTAAATTCATAATCACTCAGATTTATAATGTAGGTTCTCACCAGTTCATCATTTGTATTGTAAAATTCAGCTTTAATATTGGTATGAATAAGCCATAACGGGGCTGTATCTAATTCAAATTTGCTTATTGCTTGAGGTTCTTTAAACACGATTTGAAAGTTGCTTCTAGCGTCTTGTTTCGCAACATCCATTCGAAAATACCCATCATGTAATGCGTCATAAACTGACCCATCATAGCGCGCCATTGAATCTAAATATGCAAATTCAGTCTCAAACCTTGTATGACTACTATTTGTAATGACTTTTCCAAAATTAATTTTCCCTCCATCTTTATTGTAGAACCTTATTCTTTGCAAGCTTACTACACTTGAACTTTTAGTTGATAAATTGCTGAACTTAACTCTCTTTATAAGCACTATCAGACACCTACCTTATTGCAAATTCAATTTATACATTTTCTGTAATGTAGAGAAGTCTAGTTCCAACTTATATATACTTCCAGAACCAAGATTATTGCTGAACGTTGCGTCCATTTTATTAATCTTGTTTTTTCTATCTAATATCGATACATCAGATATGCCCTCACTTTTAATAATCTTTTGTGAAGGTATTGTTGTAGATAACGGTTTCCAAAATGGGTTTACTTTTTTATACTTTGTTGGATGGAGATTGAGATATTGTATCGCAACATTTTTAATATCACTATTATTTGAAATGAATACAAATTTGAACAATCTAAACTTTACATCTTTGCCTAACGTAAATGTCTTTCCTTCATTTTGTTTCCAATAAACTCCGCGCCGCTTTTCGATTAAAGTCCAATCATCACCTTTCAAAGAACCGTAAACATCCCAATCTCTTGGAGACGAGTATATGTCTTGTTTTACAGTTGCATTGGCTGCGGGAAGTGTGTTTTCACCAAAATTGTATTTCATCACATACCCACCAACCGTTTTATCGGTTCCTTCTCCTAAATCAATTGTAATTTCTACTCCTGTCTCACCATCAGATGATACCCAAGAATCAGAATTGTTATTAAATAGTTTCCAGACATTTGTTCCATTGCTGGCAGTGACCTTTATTTGGTGCTGTGTACTTGCCATCGTAGAACCATCATCTATGAATTCATCAATTAGTCCCGTAGGCTCAAGAACTTGTTCACTTCCTAAATCGTATGTTTTATATTGCCCACTTGCATTGAAGAAATATCGCTTTTCGCCTCTTTTATTCTTCGGCTTAAGGATAAGTTTAGGTCTGAACCCTACACCCGTTGTTACATCATTTTCATATCTTTTTTTCGCATCAACAACTGCGAAGGCGCTTGCATCTCCGTTACCTCCACCTCTTATAACCACACCTACTGATGCTCCATGTGCAGGTGTGTTAGTGAAGGATGGGTACTTCAAATTCCAAACTGAATTGTCTCCTATCTTGTCCATTACGCCATTCAAATCTGAATTGATATACTTATCCCACTCATTGTATTCTATAAATCCCTCATCTTTTTTGGCATTAGAAGTAATTGACGTTATTATAGGATTAAAGTCTTTAAGCTTGTCATTGGTTTTACGTGTTGCGATTTCGCACATTTCCAAGTAATTTAATTTAAGTGGATCTTTGGTCAGATTAGTATTAGCGAGTCCAAATCGCATTCTCCAAAATTGGTGCTTATATGGGTGTTCATGATTGAAGTTCAATACATGCCAAATGTTGGCGGCATTAGTCCCGATTTTTATATCTAACTCCTTAGCTAATCCCCAGTCGTTCCCATCATCCGAGTATTCTAAATATAACTTTTTTAAATTATATACTTCTGTCCAGTATCTATTTTCGAATACTATATTTACTCTTTGAATTGACACTGGATCTTTAAATTGATACCCTATCCACTCTTTATCAAAGTTTGCATCTCCAAAGCATAGTCCTGTAGCCCAATATGTACCTTTTACGGCTGTTTCACCAAAAGCCTTTTGGCCTCCGTACTGATCAATATTACNATTCAGACAAGACGACCAGATGGGTGTTCCGCCAACACACATATTTTCGTATAAAATAGTCTCATGCTCATAATAGGATGTGCCGACTTGCATCAACCCTCCTTTATCCCCCCTTGCGTCATAATTTATCCAAGGTGTTCGATAAGAAATGTTTCTATCAGCTATACAGATAATATCTCCATTATTCTTTATATCAACAACAATAAATCTAAAATATCCGTTAGCCGCAGCAGTCCAATCCTTGTTAATCTGCTTAGTTTCTACTTCGTAATCTGTTTTTACAGCTAAATTATTTAACACCCATCTGTACTTTATTTCGTTTTTATAATGGTTGTTTCCGTCTGGAACCGTAATCTCGTCAGCAATACTATCAAATCTAACATCCGTAGTATAAGAATTACACCAAAAATAATCCCCCACTTTAAGCGTCTGTAAATTATTATTCAAAGATAAAGACATATTAATTCACCTCGTAAAGATGTCTAAAATCAAAAACTGGTCTGAATCCATTTCTATTGTTCCCAGTTGATGCTCTTCTACTTACATCTTGAAGCTCAAACCCTGCCCCATTGTTATTCCCACCTCTTGCAACACATTGTGCAGGATCTAAATAATGTGTACTCTGCGTAATTGTTTTATATTTAAAATGATGCCATACATCATCATCACACGCCTCAATTTTTCCATTTAAATTGGAATTAACAATATACTTGTCATACTCATTATCATGCGGGTAAGCGCCTAATATTGCCTTATTCGTATCATTCTCTAACATCCCTTTGTCATTTATTTGACTAACTCCTCCTGTTAGGCATCTCATATATCCGTATACTCCATTTATAGTCATGGCTTTGCCTTGGATGTAATTGTTATCTTTTTTTTCCTTTAATTCATTGTAGGAAATGATTGTTTTAATCACTCTATCCGCAATAAGAAGACCTTCATCTGCCTTAATAAAATAAAAAATCCCTCGTGCGTTATTTATTTCTGCACCGCTATAATCAATCTCTGGAAGCGTCAAGTAGTTACTTCCAGCACCTCCCCATGGACTTACCCCGCCAGTGAACTCGAATGGATTGTTTGAATACTCATAAATTCTCATGGGAATGTAATCCCCTACCTCCATTTCTAGAATGAAGTCTCGCTCTACACCGGACGTTTTAGGCTTGGCCATCCACCTTCACCTCTCAATTTAATTGTAATTTTATTTATCTTGAATACACTCTTATTCGATCTATCCTCTTTATATTTTTCGCATATATCTTTGTTGACACGATATATCCCTTGTCCTTATAGCTATCATCTAAAGTCAAATCGTGCTGTTCCGTATAATCTACTTTTAGAAGCCCATTGTCTATTCTTGCGTACTCAGAATTATCGTAATCTATCATTCCATTAAATCCTTCAACTTCTGTCACTTTTCGGCTGCTGCTATCTGCTTGGATGATGACTTTAACTCTGACATATCGCGCTTTTGGACTAGCAATTGTACTATTCCCGCTAAGCTTTACATATGGACTCCACATGCGATTATCATGAGAAGTTTTAGTAAGAATTGTAACCTTGGCTCCATCAACAATTTCTTGAACGCTGACTAACTTATTAAATGCCGTATAATTATCAACTAAATCAATCACTTCTGACTCCCACTCGCCATTTTCAGCTAATGCATGAGTAAGTTTTTCAAAACCATTAAGCTCTGGAATCATACCGTTTGTAATAGACCAAACGCTTTCATCCCAATCTTTGAATACATTTGTATCTTTCAATTCTTTTTCGGTTTTTGCAGCGCCAGCGAAAGACGCTCCATTAAATAGTGGATGATTGTATGTATTGTAATCCGTGTTGTAATAGATATTGCTTCTTGCAGCATAACTATATCCAACAACCGCTGCTATTGTGTCACTTTTTCTGTTTCCTATTAAAGTCCCTTCAATGATAATGTTATTAAGTAGACCAGCTCGATATAACCCTGCGAGGATACCCATGTATCTTCCATCCTTACTATCGGTCGTATCAACATTCACATTAATGTACATATTTGATATGGCTCCCCCCGCCATATTCCCAATCACACCACAATAGACATTAGTGTTGCTTGTTTGTTTTGACTTAATATTTCCTGTTACTGCTACCCGGTCAATGTTCCCGTTATTGAATTGAGGGGTAATTACTCCTTGCCCTACCATAGAAGCTACAATATCTACATTCTCAATGTATACATTTTTTACAACACACTTATCGTTAAGTGAAGTAAACAATCCGGTAGATACGCCTTCTATCTTTTGAGTAAAGTTCAATATTTTAAATTCGTCTCCATCTAGAACACCATAAAAATCAAAGCCGTAGTATTTTCCTTCCTCAAAAAGTCCGACTTTAAAGTCGATATTTTTTGTTAGCTTATAATAGGCATATGGATTCTTCCGCATATTAAAAAAATCATATGCATCGCGGATCAGATAAGGATCTGCTTCTGTTCCTTGTCCTTTATGATCGGCAGCATCTGACTCTTTAATTTCATAAAGCCTTTTCAACTGTAATTTACCCTCATCAGCAAAAGTGTTTTTAAACGCACCTTTTTCAAGGTTAATAGGCATTCCGATCTCTTCGATCTTTTGTCCTGATTGCAAAGCAAACTCACCATCTACAAACCGAACGTTGCCCACTGTCTTTCCATTGTTTTTAGTCTTTGAGTAGTCCTTTACTTCGTCATTTTGAATGCTGCTCTTTTCAAATCTCCAGTAACCGACTAATCCTGTTTCAGAGCCTGTCAACACTTGAAAACGATCTGCACGAATTTGCGCCTCTAATCTTGCAAAATTCCAAAGTCGTACTTCATCCATTTTCCCTTTGTAGTCAACTCCAAATCGAAACTGGGTCGTTGTTGTTTCGAAAGGGGTCGTGTTTCCATATCCAAAGACTGACTCAACTTCTTGTTTGATTCCGTTTACATAAATTGTAATTCCTTTCATCAAACCACCGCCACTATACGTAACTGCGATATGATACCAATCGTTCCAGGATTGAATGACTTCATTTTTGGTTGCAATCATCTCACCACCAACACTAACTGCCACTTTTCCTCTTGTTGTTGGATCGTTATTCAGTGGATTAATGATAATTTCAAACTTTTTGACATTAGGATAGTCATCACCATATCGAACAGGAACCATCAATTTAGAACCGTTATCGTCTGGTTTCATCCAAAAATCAATCGATCTTGGCTTATCGCCTGTTGGAAGTCCAGCAGCGCCCATCTCTACATACTCGCCAGACGTTCCGCTAAAATGGATTGCGCCATCATTTTGAGTAGCCATGTATATTCACCTCAATTAATTAAAAATCAAGCTCTTCATTGTCCCTCCAAAGTTGTCAATTACTCCACCGCTCTTATGTTCAAAGACCACATAATTTACTTTCCCATCGTCATTTAACGCTCCACCTAGCATCACTTCGATAGGAATAGTTTGTTGCATAACTTTTTCCTTCAAAGCTTCAACAANCGCCGAAGAATGTTTTTCGCGAAGGGTATGATATACGCCTTCCTCCAAAGTAATTGTGTATGAGCTGCCGTCNACATCGAAAGTTAATGTATCATTTGTGGCTTTCATAATTTTCACATCGCCTCTAATGTCCTTTGTCCCCCATAAGAACTCTGTCATACCTTTCATCTCCTTATTTCAATGTCCATGTAATATTCGTACTATGTCCCTTTTGCAAGGGTGATTCAATCTCTTCCACAACCAAGCCTCTNCGTTGAATTACGATTTTGCCATNGAGCTCCTGATCAGAAGCAATTTTGAAGGACATATACGCTTTATCTTGATAAGGAATGGATACAATCGCTTGAAAGTTAAATGTAATCCCATCCAAATCCAACTTCTTCTTNTATCCGAAGTTATATTGCGTAATCCGNTTCGTAAACATTCCACAATCCGTTTGTTTTTGAAATGGATTCGCCTCACTAACCGCATCCTTATAAGAAATAATGTCGTTATAGAACAAAGATCTTCCATTCAATAGATACTCTTTGCCGTTTGCTACATAGGAAATTCTAAAATCTTGGCCGTTAATAGTAAAGACTCCATTCGCCGCTTCGAAGAATAGCTTGGAGCTATGGCCAATCAAGCCGAAACGAAGAAGCTTCATTCTATCAATACTATAGAAGCGATACGGATCCGATTCTTTTGTTTCAAGATCGTATTCACATAAGTGTGTCCCATCATAGTAGTCCGCCACCCAGATAAAATCCTGACTTAAAATCGGATGCGTGCCATTACTAGTCGAAAATATCATTACATATACCTCCACTATAATTTGCCTGTCAGATAAAGAAAAAAGGACAGGCTCTTTCGAGCCCGTCCTTCATCATCTTTATACAAATCGATAGGAAACGCGGATTTTAAAGTTCTGTTTGCCTGCACTTGCAGCCAGCGGAACCGCTGCCTGCAATGTTACGGTGACGAAGTTACCGCCTGAATCCGTTTGATTGCCGTTATTATTTATTCCGAGAATCTCTTTTGCACTAGGTGTTACAGGCGTAATTGTCGCACCTGCGTTATTCTTATCAGTCGACTTCGTAGTACCGATCGGCTTGCTTCCTGAGCGGCCAATTTTGGATGTATCTGCTTGGAGATCCGACTCTGCCAATGTATCAACTTGTGCATGGAACCAATCATCTCTTACAACCTCTACTATTTTCCCTTGTTTGTCGCCTGTACCGCCATCCATATCCCGTGTCGTGATATGGCAGTCTTCCATCTTGGATACATCTGTAGCCCCGCCTCGGTTATTCCAAATATTGAACGTAAAGGGGGGACCCCAATCCCCTGCATCAACCACTCCAAAGTCGAAGGGTGCCACAATTTCACTTGCATGATTAAAATCGTACCATTTAATAATCGGTGCTGTTGCCATTTGAATCAAACTCCTTACTGTGTAATTTTTATAATAACTTCAATTGTAATATCTTGGACATCTCCGCCAAGCTGGAGAATTTCCAAGCGAAAAATATCGTCTTTCGCCACATTTGCAACATCAACTTTCCTCAATCCATCGTCGAAGTGTTCTCCCTTGCGAAATACAATATTTCTAGAGAGTACATCCGACCAATTGAGCATGTCTCTACTCTTCTGCAGCGAAATCTCGGTACTTACCTTCGAATCTGCACTGCCTATCACTCCTCGAACATTGACAATCTCCCCTTTGAAGGGAAATCTAGCATGAATATGCTGAACGCCAATATCCGGGAACTGAGGAATTACAAAAGTAATGACTCTCTCTTTAAGTCGATCGTCATAGGAATTTAGCTTCGCCCAATCCTCCTTGGACATCAGCCCATTAACCCCTTTATTGGCTAACGGAATGTTGCCCCCGAGCAAATCGATAGCGACCCAAGACTTTCCATCCCAGCGGTATCGAATCCCGGAGTCGTACACTTGAACGGTCCAACCAATTTTCGGATACGGATAATTACTAAAAATTTGTTGATACGTTTTTACATATGGCAAGAAGACGAGTCGCGTCGTTTCATAAGCATCATAAGCCATGTCTGTCGCTATTTTTGATTCTTCAGTACTTTTTTCAGCATTTGTAGTGGCGACATCGGATGTAATGATCGTCTGCAGCAATTCGTCTCTGAGCTTCTCATAGTCCTCTGTTTTGGCATTTACATCTTTAATTTTCACATTTGCACGATCAATAATCGTCGCAAGGGACTCGACAACATCATTCATCTCATCCTGGTGATAAATTCGACTNGACGGATATTGAATGAATCCTCTTCCCTTATAGNATACGNTGACGGCATTCGATTCTTGGGATTCATGNAATTCGATGACACCCGTTGAATAATTGACACTGAATTCATTTGGCTTAATCGCCTTTTTCGGCGATCCTTCATAGTTAACTTCCATTAATCCAGCTATTTTCACCCGTGTGAAACGATCCGGTATTTCCGCAAGAATTACCTTATGATTCAGCACTTTCAAATATTCGGCTCTATCGATATAAGGATCTTCATTCGTTCCTTGACGCCATACGATATGTATCGGATCCAGGTATCCATAGTGATTATACGGCATGTATTTTCACCTCCTTTAATTGATATGCACATTGCTGCTCCCTTCTGCGATGGTCGTTGTAGTACGGGCATGCGTAGTCACAGAAGATCCTGCAGTAGCCACTTGTCTCCCGTTGACGTAAACGGTACTTGAGCCGCCCGTGATATGACCTGTTCCTCCTTCGTCGGAATAATCCAACTTCCAACCACCAAGTGAATATGACTCTGTTTCCGTAACAGAGTCACCAGTGCATGCGACTGGTCTTCCATTTACAAATACATTAGAGACACGATCACTATTAATCACTCCGCTTATATATGCGTCTGTATAATCTGTCTCCCTTACCTCATTATATTTAGCACATGAGCCATCTTCTCTTTCCCGAAGACAAGTATTACCTTCCACATAACGATATTTTCTTACGTGATTACTTGCAACAGAAGGGTTCGTCCTTGCGCCTTTATAAGCCATTTCTGCCATTTGATTCACCCCAAACTAAGAATGAATAAGGTACTGATCGCAACAATTAGTTCAAATCTATTCTTCCTGCATTCAATGAAATCTTATTTGGTGTCATCATAATCTTGCTTCCGCCACACTCTAGCACAATTTGAGTATCAGACTTTACTTTAATACTTCCTTGTTCAGCTTCTATGACAATTGCATCAATCTGCCTATTCAATAGNTGAATCATTCTNTTATTNCCGATGTCGGTAGAGCCTTCAAAGTAAAATCCCTCTGAGGTTTTCTTAATAATACCTTGATTGCCTCGTCCGGTTCCTTGNCCCCAAATCATTTCAGGATAACTATGNCCATCATTTCCTTTATTTANCTGTAGCACAAATTTCTCTACATCATCCTTTGCTGAATTACCTGTGAGCAATTTTATGAAATTACTTCGTACATAAACATAGTCTTGCTTCAGTCCNGGAGTTTCTAATGTTTTCAAGTTATTAACTAATAAATCAGAAATGTATCCGTTAGTTTCTTCATCAAATACTAGTTCTTTATCCATATCCGGTTCGATAATCAGCTTTCTTGCTCGCAAGGTACCATCGGGATTAACCCAGAACCGCTTCTTCTNATCCACATCGATGGCGATACCTTCGGTTGCATTTAAACGTATTTCTTCACCGTGGGCACCTATAATTTTGATCCCCTCTTTAGCACTTAAGCTAATCTTTTCGCCGAGATCGCCATCGTGAATATGCAATGCTTTTGTATTCAGCTCAACGGCAAATAGCTTGCCATCCTGATCCACATAGAACCGTTTGTCCCAATTTGGACTTGATCCCGAGCCGATGTTCTTCTCNATCTTGATCCCCTCTGTGGCGTTCAAGACGGTTCGATACATCTTATCTCCTCGAGTTACAACAATACCGTTATTCGCGTCAATAACCGTGTTATTATAATTTCTCCCTAACTGCAAGGAACTCTTTTCCAAGAAGTCGGCCAGAACAACCCTGCCATATTCATATTCTTGATAGAAGCTTTCCCACTTCTCATGGAATTCCGTGCGTGTGGATCTAAGATCATGGATAAGATGAGTGGTCGTATTCATGTTCGCAAAAATCGGCTGCATATAACTTTTCAATCGATTATAGCTATCCTCCAGCTCGTTGCCGGCTGTTACGAGCTTACTTTGCGCCTCATCCAGTTCCGCATAGGAAGATTCCCTGTCATTATATATAGTCATTGCATACCGATTAATTTGCGATTTTAGTTCATTGTATTGCTTCGTCACGATTTTAAACTGATTGGCGAGCGTAATTTTCTCGGGTGATACAATAACATCATCCAATATGATGGAATCTAGTACGGTAAAATCAAGATTCAAGGCATCCGCATCCAGCAGCACATTGCCGACTTTCGTCTCGATCCGCAGCCGCTTCGCCACTAAATCCTCCGCGATCAAGGTGCCGTCTGTATACTCCGAGCTGCCTACCGCCGCGTATACTTTATTGGTCCATTTGTTCTTCTCCCATTTTTGCAGGGCCAATCCATTGGTCGCATTCAGGACGGCCCGGTACTTGCCGTCACTCCGGAGCGCAATGAATCCGTATTCCCCAATCACAACATTGTTGTAGAATTTGCCCATATTGAGCCCGGAATAGAACTGCGCATCTTCAATTTCGTTTCTCAGATTTTTCTCTTCGTCATAATACGTCTTAAATGCAAGAATAAATTCCGAACGATCCGCGATTTCGCTCGTTTTTTCGGTCAATGGATCGTGAATAGCGATGTTCAGCGGATCTACGGAAGTAATTTTAATATATTGGGACATATATTCTATAAGCTTCCGATAAGCTTGCGTCAGCGGCTCCGTAGAGTACCGATCCTTAGTGCTTGGCTCCTTCGTGAAGAATTGGGCATTCATATTAAAATCATCATCGCGCTGAGAGCGCTTATACTCTTCTGCTTGCTCCAGCATGCGATGATATCCCGCTTCCACCTTGTACAATTCCGTAATGATCTGCATCTTCTCAATAGAAGTCAGCTTATTATCCATGACGATTGTCTTAAAATCACCGATATTGAAATAGTTTGACTCCGCATCTATGATCTTCTTCCCAATGTCATTGAACACTTTAATGTTCTTGGCGACCAGACCATGTGTGTAAAGCGTGCCGTCACGTTGATCAGCCCACATTACTTTTTCCCATCCATCAGGCCGCTTGCTGTTCGCTTTATCGATGACGAAGCCTTCCTTGTCCGTTACCTTGACGCGCGTAATATCGTTGAAAGACATGAGGCCGAATGCATCCGGATTTTCTTCGACAAGTCCCAGNTTCATGACCAGCTTGCCATGCCGATCGAATATTTCTCCCTTGGAGCCCTGGAACTTCAGAACCCCGCTCTCATCTTCAATGGCCAAGTTAACGCCCATGATCACTTTCCCGTATATCCGCTCGCCAACGATACCATCAGCCGTCAGAGCATGCTTCCACGTGTTGCCGCCATCATTCGTAATGGCGATCATCGAATTCAATCCAACCAAATAATGAAGCGGGTTCTTCGGATCCCGAATAATTAAGCCTCTGTCCGACAGCTCTACCACCTGGTCTTTGGCCCCGATAATCGCGTTTTTGTTCGCATCCCAACTGTTGTTAATAATCTCGTTGATTGCGCCGTTATTTTGCATGGACAAATCCCATTTCCACGAGTCGATCGATACTTGGGTAGACGTATTATAGGACTTGTACAGCATTTCAATAAATTTATCTTTGTTGGCATACATGTCCTTCATGTTGCTGATCGTAAGATTGATGCCTTTATCTTCGAAGTTATATTCAATCTCGGTAATTTTCGCTTTATACCGAAGACTGATTCGCTCATGCTCAATGCCGATCGTATCCCCGAGCCCTAATTTGTCCCAATTCCGTTGCTCCGTCACCATCGACAGGAAATTGACCAGGTCGACCTTTAACGTAATCTTCTGCTGCTTCAGCTCATCAAATGCCTTCAATCCTTCTTTTAATAAATCTTTCGGATCCTCGATATTGGGGTTTTGCCACTCTTTTTCAATGACGTACTGATTACGTTCGTGCAGCAGTTCCTTTGTAAAGTTGTTGCGAATATCGAGCCGCAGCTTCAAGCCATTGATAAGGTTCATGATTTCTTGATGCTGCTGTTCGATTTGGGTGACTTCCGCTTCTTTGCGGCTGATTTCGGTTTCCTTGGCCTTGATTTCAATGAGCTTCGCATCCAATTCATTTCGGAGAGAATCCAGATCGCTCAGCAGCAAGGTGTAATCCTGGAAGGTATTGTCCGCATGATCGATTTCGTCGCTCAGTTTCGCGATCCGCGTGTTCAACGTATCCCGCTCGTCTAACAGCATTTTCAACTGCGTGTTCAGTTGCTGCAATTCCTCATTCTTAATATGAAGAA